GTAAGATTGAACCTAAAATGAGAACGTATGTTCCAATTATCGTTCGCGGAAAAGAATCAGAAGGAGTTAAATTTTGGGGATTCGGTAAAACAATTTACACAGAACTTCTTTCAATCATTTCAGATGCAGATTATGGTGATATTACGGACTTAATGAATGGTCGTGATATTGATGTAGAATTCGTTCCGGCAGAAGGAGCAAATTATCCAAAAACATCAATTCGTGTTAAACCAAATACGCAGCCAGCAACTGAAGACAAAGACATTGCACAAAAGATTATGAATCAGCCACAAATCACTGATTTATTTCCAGAGCCATCTTATGACGAATTAGAAGCAGCTCTTAAATCATGGATGAATCCAGAATCAGCTGATTCAGATGTAGATTCAGATGAAGATGAAGATGATGCACCAGTAGCTACAACTAAAACAGCAAAGGCTTCAGCACCAAGTCCTGCGGCTAGCAAAGTTGAAGATGTATCTGCAGCATTTAATGATTTATTCAATTCATAGGAGTAAATCATGGCGAAAACTAAAAGCAAACTAGAAATCGAAGACAGTTTAGCAAACACCTTAGCAGAAAGCATTAACAAACAATTTAAAGGACAAGCTCTTAAAACAGCTTTCTTTTTAGATGGAGATGCAGATTCGCCGAGCAATGTTAGAGAATGGATTTCATCTGGATGTGATTCTTTGGATTTAGCAATATCAAATCGCCCGCATGGAGGATTCCCGGTAGGCCGAATCACTGAAATCACCGGATTGGAAGCATCAGGTAAATCTTTGTTAGCAGCACACACTTTAGCAGAAACGCAAAAGAAAGGTGGCTTAGCAGTTTACATTGATACAGAAGCAGCAACAAGCAGTGAATTTTTAACAGCAATTGGGGTTGATTTAAAAACCATGTTATATGTTCCATTAGAGACAGTTGAAGAAATTTTTGAAACAATTGAAACTATAGTTGAACAAGTACGTAAGTCAGACAAAGATCGTTTAGTTACAATCATTGTGGATTCAATCATGGGTGCTTCAACTAAAATTGAAATGTCTGCGGAATATGATAAAGATGGTTATGCAACTTCCAAATCAATCATCTTATCAAAAGCAATGCGTAAAGTTACCAATTGGATTGCCAGAGAAAGAATTTGCCTGATATTTACCAATCAGCTTCGTACCAAAATGGGAGTATCATTTGGCGACCAATGGACAACGGCAGGTGGTAAGGCAATTCCATTCCATGCATCAGTTCGCCTTCGACTAAAGAATACAGGAATGATCAAAGCCAAGATTAATGGCGTTGAACAAGTTGTAGGAAGTAAAACAGAAGTGCAAGTTGTTAAAAACCGAATGGGGCCGCCGCATCGCAAAGTCAATTATGAAATCTATTATGATTCTGGAATTGATAATTATGGTGGTTGGTTAGAAACAATGAAGAAATTTGATTTAGTTAAACAAGCCGGCGCACATTATACATTGGAAGATGTTGATTGCACTACCGGCGAAACATATGGCGAAATCAAATTCCAATCAAAGAATTTCATGGAAAAGGTAATTAACAATCCAGAAATTAAAGAACGGTTATATCAAAGAATCTGTGATGCGTATATATTCAAATATCAAGCCGGAATTGATGGCGGAATTGATGATGTGATTATCACTGATGAAGTTTACGATGAAGAAGGATAGATGAACAAGTATCAAAGATTATTTAAAGAGTTACAACAAGAAAAGCAAACAAGTCCGTCAAGTGTCAATGATCATCTCATGGTATTTGACGGGCTTAATGCCTTTATCAGAGCATTTGGTGCTACTCCAGCATATAATGAAGATGGCGATCATATCGGTGGCATTACTGGATTCTTGTATTCAATCGGAAAAACAGTCCGGGACTTTAAACCATCACGCTGCATCATAGTTTTTGATGGTCGAGGCGGTTCTGCAAAACGCAAACGCATATATGGCGATTACAAAGCTAATAGAGCCAATAAGACCAAACTACGTCGTCATGATCATCATGATTCAACAATTGAAGATGAACAAGAATCAATGCGTCATCAATTTAGCAGATTGATTTCATATCTAGATTGTTTGCCTGTAACATTCATGGCTATGGATGGAATAGAAGCAGATGATGCAATTGCATATATTGCTCAAATGTATGAAACAGAGTGCAAAAAAATGACAATTGTTTCAACGGATAGAGACTTTTATCAATTGGTAGATGACCGCATACAAGTATGGTCTCCAATCAAAAAGAAAATGTATGACACACAAGCAGTCCTAGATGAATTTGGAGTTCATCCTGCAAACATGGTTGTGTATCGATCTTTCACAGGAGATGCATCAGATAATATACCAGGTATTATGGGTATTGGACCTAAGACTATATTAAAACTTGTTCCTGAATTAGGTGCAGCCGACGAATTTACACCGGAAATGTTGCTAGAAAAATGTGAATCACATAAAGCTGAATCTAAATCATGGCAAAAGATTCTAGACAATTCTCGGATACTTGAACAAAATTATCAATTAATGAACATCAAACTACTTGATATACCAGCACAGACTGCATCAAAGATTCGAGGCATAATGGAACAATCAATTTCAGAATTAAACCGATCAGAATTTCAACGTCTTTTTTATGAAGATAAGATGTGGGCAATAATGAAGAATCTACCAGATTGGTTAACGAATACATGGTTATCATTAAATGCTTTCGCAAAACAAACACATAAATGATTTGAATACACTGATATTTTTCATAATATAGTTATATGACAGATAAACTAAGTGAATATGGCTACGGCTTTCAAGTAAAGGTGTTAGCAGCAATGTTTACCGATCGAGCATTTTTACAGCAAATTGCTGATATTATCCAAGCAGATTATTTTGAATCAGACGCAAATAGTTGGTTATTAGAAATTATATTAACACATTTTAGAGAATATAAAACTCCACCATCAAAAGACGTACTTAAGGTTAAAGTAACGGAAATTGAGAATGATATTTTAAAAACTGCAGTATTAGAACAACTTAAAGAAGTTTTCCGATTCATGGAATCCGATGACCTTTCTTTTGTTAAAGATGAAATTTTGCGTTTTTGTAAGAATCAAGAAATTAAACGAGCTATAATGGATTCGGTAGGTCTTCTTAAAATGGGGAACTATGATGAAATCAAAACCAAGATTGATGGTGCAATGAAAGCCGGAGCTGATACTAATATTGGATTAGATTACAAGGCAAACATTGCAGCACGGTATGCTGAAGCATCTCGCCACACAATTACTACGGGTTGGGATGTAGTTGATGATTTAATGGATGGCGGTTTAGCTCCAGGCGAATTAGGAGTAGTTATGGCACCTGCAGGTATTGGTAAATCATGGATGCTTATCAATATAGGTGCAAATGCAATTAAAGCCGGACATACCGTTATACATTATACATTAGAGCTTAATGAGAATTACGTAGGCCAGCGCTATGACTCCGTTTTAACCGGTATAAATGCTCAGACGTTAAAGAACCACCAAGACACAGTAGAAGAACGTATGCATAGTCTTAAGGGTGATTTAGTAGTGAAATATTTTCCAACCAAATCAGTTGGCATAATGGGTCTTAAGGCGCATCTAGAAAAAACAATCATGCTAGGTAAAACACCAAATTTGATCATAGTAGATTATGGCGATTTGCTTAAAATAAACATGAAAAAAGATAAACATGAAGCTCTTGAAGAACTTTACGAAGAATTACGGGGAATGGCAGGAGAATACAATATTCCCGTTTGGACAGCATCTCAGGCAGGTCGTTCTGCGTTGGAAGAAGATATTATTGAAGCAGATAAGATTGCGTCGTCATATGGTAAAGTGATGGTTGCAGACTTTTTAATGTCACTTTCTAGAAAAGTAGAAGATAAAATGTCAGGAACAGGACGAGGACATGTTATTAAGAATCGTTTTGGACCAGATGGTATTACATTGCCTAGTAAAATCAATACTAATAACGGACAATTTCAATTTTTTGAACCAGATACAACACAAGGCAAACAAACAACGCAAGTTATGAAGTCAGGTGAAAATTTAATTAAGAAAAGTTTGGCACAAAAGTTTAAAGACTTGGGTGGACAATTAGGATAAAATCATATTTATATGAAATTAGGCACGGATGTAATACTCCGGCCTTTTTTTATCTAAGAACAAATTAAGTTATTTAAAAATTAAGGAGACATAATGCCAAAACTTTTTGAGAATCGAGTACCATTTAAACCGTTTGAATATCCTGTATATTACAATGAAGGTTGGTTGTTGCAAATGCAAGCATTTTGGTTGCATACGGAAATTCCAATGCAAGGTGATATTAAAAATTGGAATGAACATCTAACTCCAGCTGAAAAGAATTTAGTTGGAAACATTTTATTAGGTTTTGCTCAAACCGAGTGTGCTGTATCAGATTATTGGACAGGAATGGTTACTAAATGGTTTCCAAAACATGAAATCAAACAAATGGCTATGGCATTTGGTTCACAAGAAACAATACATGCAACTGCATATTCATATCTCAACGAAACATTGGGATTAGAAGATTTTGCTGCATTCTTACATGAACCGGCTATTGCAGAAAAGTTTGAATTCTTAACTGCAGTATCTGCAGATTACACACATGAAGATTTGGCTACGAATCCCGAAGCAAGAAAAGAAGTAGCAAGATCATTGGCAATCTTCTCGGCATTTGCAGAAGGAGTATCACTTTATTCATCATTTGCAGTTTTATATTCATTTCAAATGCGTGATATGTTAAAGGGTATTGGTCAACAAATGAA